AATTAACCGGTGTAACAAGAGAAGTTAGAAATACTACAAAAGCAGCACATGGTGCTGGAGATACTGTAACTAGCACAGCAAATTATGTAGCGTGGGGCGAAGCAGCTTCTGGTGATTTAGTGTTAGAACCTGGTATGTGGTCATTAGATAATTTTGGTGACAAAGCTATTTGTTTAATTCACGACAGTGCAGTATTTGAATGGAACTCTGTTGCATCAAATGCAACAGAAACAAGAGCAACAATTATATCAGGTGCACCAACAGCATCAAGACATATGATAGTATCTACACCGGATAGACACTTAGTATTCTATGGAACAGAAACAACTATTGGAGACACATCAACACAAGATGATATGTTTATTAGATTCTCAGATCAAGAAGATATAAATACGTATACACCAACAGCAACCAATACAGCTGGTACACAAAGACTGGCTGACGGATCACAGATCAGAGGAGCAATTAGAGGTCGTGATGCACTTTATGTTTGGACTGATACAGCGTTGTTTACACAACGTTTTGTTGGACAACCATTTACTTTTGCATTTGCACAAGTTGGAACTAACTGTGGACTTGCAGGACAGAACGCATGCGTAGAAGTTGATGGTGCTGCATATTGGATGTCAGAGAATGGTTTTTTTAGATATGCTGGTAAACTAGAATCATTACCTTGTTTAGTAGAAGATCATGTTTATGATAACATAAATTTAGAATCTGGTAATCAAATGGTATCTGCAGGATTAAATAATCTATTTGGTGAAGTCATATGGTTTTATCCAACAACAGGATCATCTGTTGTAAATAGAATGGTTGCATATAATTATTTTGATTCATCACCACAAAGACCAGTGTGGACAGTGGGTAGTTTAGCTAGAACTATGTGGGAGGATTCTGCTATATTTGGATCACCACATGCACTAGAATATGATGCAGGTAATGATAGTTCATTTGATGTTGTTGGTAATACAGAAGGCAGAACAACATACTATCAACATGAAACAGGAACTGATCAAGTTAAAGGTGGAGCTGTTACAGCTATCACAGCAAATATTGCATCTGGAGATTTTGATATAAGCCAAAGAAGAAGTGCAACAGGTCAGTCTACAGGTATGGCAGATCTTAGAGGAGATGGAGAGTTTTTAATGAAAATTAGAAGATTTATACCTGACTTTATATCTCAAACAGGTAATACACAAGTTACATTACAGCTAAGAGATTTTCCTAACGATAGTCAAGCTAGTTCTGCGTTAGGTCCTTTTACTGTAACATCGTCTACAAAAAAAGTAGATACACGTGCAAGAGCAAGAGCTATTGCATTAAAAGTAGAAAATACAACAACTAATCAAAGTTGGAAGTTAGGAACGTTTAGATTAGATATACAACCAGATGGAAGAAGATAATGGCTAAAATTGTACAAGTATTAACAAGACCAAGTAAAGAATATGATTTACCTACAGCAGAAGCTCAGGTAAGAGATCTTGATGCAATTGTAGAAAAATTAAATACAACGTTTCAAGAAGAATTAAAAGATGAGGTAGAAGCATTTAACTTCTTTATAAATTAATGGCAAATAGTTTTATAAATAAAAAAGTAGATTTGACTACAACAGATTTGACTACACTATACACAGTGCCTAGTTTCAAAGCTGCAGTTATAAAATCATTGTTAATATCCGAGGATGCTGGATCAGGAAGCACAATAACTGTAACATTAGTAAATTCTAGTGGTGCAATATTTAATTTATTTAAAGATAAAGCTATTGCATCTAAAGCAACTACAGAACTTTTATCTCAACCTCTTATTATGGAGGAAAGTGAGGTATTAAAAGTACAAGCTGCTGACGCGAACGAGCTGCACGTCATAGCTTCAATATTAGAAATACAGCCGCGAGAGGTAACAACATAATGAAAGATCTACCAGTAATAGAACCAAAAGAGATTATAACAACAATAACCAATATGAAGACAGGCGAGGTATACAAAGACGATTCTGAATGGAAAACTAAAGGAATTGCAGAATCTGATATAAGAAAAGATGTTAGAGTTATTATGCCTACTCTTGATTTATTTGGAGAAACAAAATAGAATAGATAAATGGCCATAACTAGAACTCAAATAGCAAGACAACTTTATAAAGATGGAACCCCTATGAAAAAAATTAAAGGGCAAAACCACATGTTGGCCTACATCACACCTAATGAAGCTAACAAACTAATTAAGTTAGGTGGTCAAGAAACTATGACACCTGAAGGTATACCTGCGTATCCTGAATTTGATAATTATACAGAGTCTAGTCTTGCTGGAACGTCATCAGCAGGTAGTGGTATGTCAAGAGCAGAATTTGAGGGTGGTGCATTTCAAGGAACAGGTAATGCAGGAGATGGAGTTATTGAACAATATTCAACTACCACACCACTATTAAAACCACCAATAACAAAAACTAATGTATTTAAAGATAAGTTTGTTCCACCTGCAATACAAGTGCTTAATCTTGTTGGAAATAAATTTAAAAATACTAAATTAGCTAAATTTTTAAATACAAAAGCAAGAACAGATTATTTAAACAATTTAAAAAAAACAGATCCAAATTTATACGACGAAACTGTAAGTGATTTAGAAAAATTAGGTTATGTAAACAGAGAGGTTGAACTTTATGGACCTGAAGATAAATATGCTGGAAGAGATGTAGAAAAATTTGAAAATTTATTTGAAGATCAAGCTAAGTCAATTTTAAATACTGTAAGAGATAATAAAGACGGAAGTGTTGGCAGTTTATATGATGATTATTTAGATGAAAAAATGAATAGATTTACTCCAAAAGAAGGGGGTGACGGAATACAAGATCCTTGTAAAGGACCAAACCCACCAGCATATTGTTTTACAGGTATTAGATCAGCTGAACCAGAAGAAAAAGAAGAAGAAGATGATGAAATTATTAATTATAGACTTTTTAACGAAGGTGGTAGAGCAGGTTTAGCAGAAGGAGGCAAGCCTTACGAAGGTGGGATCATGGACCTTGAATCAGCAAGACAGATGTATGGTCTAGGTAAACTTGTTAAAAAAATTACAAGATCAGTTAAGAAGATAGCTAAATCACCAATAGGTAAAGCTGCAATATTAGCAGCTGGTGGATATGCATTAGGTGGTGGTTTTGCTGCAGGTGGTTTTAAAAAAGCAACTTTAATGTCTAGACTAGGATTAGGTGGTTTTGAAAATGTTGGTAGTAACAGAATATTTCAAAAAAATTTATTAGGTAAATTTATAACAAGTCCTGCAGGACTTATTGGTGCAACATCTTTAGCATCTGGTCTTATGACTAAAGCAAGCGAAGATGATGAAGAAGAACAATACGCAGGAGCAGACTTACCTTTTCCTGTAGATTATTATTTAAGTGGTCAATATACACCAAATATGAGACTAGCAGCAGAGGGTGGTTTGATGAGAACAGGATATCAAGAAGGATCTAAAGAACCGGTAGCTAAAAAAGTTATGCCATTGTTAGATATGGATGGTAAAGAAA